ACCCTTCAAGAATTAAGCGGAAGTCCAATAAAAAAGGATTTTCGCTTTTTTTGTGTGCTAATTCTACAATATAAGAATATTACAAGTAGTATATATTCCTCACAAGTAATAACAAAAACTTTTAGCAGACTTTTAGCAGATATGGCAACTTTCAAACCAACTATATTTAAAAACCGAATGCGAAGCGATAAAACATGGAGTGTACATATTCGGTTTACTCATAATAACAAAATAAGGTACATTCCTACCACGATGTATATCAGTAAAAAGGACATAACGGCTTCATTCAAGATAAAAAACGCAAATATACTCGATAGGTGCAACGACATTATAAAAGAGTATAGAAGCAGATTAAGTGAATTAAGTCTTGAGTTTAATGATATAGATATTGACACTATCGTTTCCTATATCCAAAAAAAGAAAGAAAACAAAGGGGTATCATTCACCGAGTTTGCAGCAAAATGGATTAAAGAATCAACTATTAAAGGCATAAAGAATTATAAGACGGCTCTAAACGCTTTGTGTTCCTTTGTAGGACGTGATAATATTCTCTGTGAGGAAATCAACGTTAAGACAATGAAAGCCTTTGAGAACGCATTAAAAGACCGCCCAAGAGCTCAATCTTTATATCCTAATTGTATTAAAACTATATTCAACGCTGCAAAGGAGTATTATAACGATGAAGATAATGATATTATCCGAATTAAACACTCATTAGACAAATATAAGCCAGTAGAGCAGAACATAGCTGAAAAACGAGCCATAGACGTGGAAACGATAAGGAGGATATTTGCCCTGCCTTATGACAATGTCAAAGTTAAGGGCAAGTCAAGCCGTCACGATATGGCACTTGATTGTTTCCGTCTTTCATTCTGTTTAATGGGAATGAACTCTGCCGACCTATACTATGCTGATAGATTGGAAGATAACACCATTATCTATGACCGCATGAAAACAAAAGATAGGCGGAGAGATAAGGCGGAGATACACGTAAAAATAACGGATTATATCAAGCCGTTAGTTGAGAAATACAAGGGTAAAGAACGTGTGTTTAATTTCTCGGAACGCTTTACAACCATGGAGAGTTTCAATCGTGCGATAAATATCGGACTAAAGGAAGTGGGAAAGGAATTGGGCATTGATAAGCTACAATTCTATGCTGCAAGGCACTCTATGGCTACGATTGCCGTAAATGATGTAGGAATAAGCAAGTATATTGTAAATGATATGCTAAATCATACTGACCAGTCATTGAAGATAACGGAACTGTACATTAAAAAGGATTTTTGCCACATAAACGAGGCAAATGTAAAACTTTTAGATTACGTTCTAAAAGAGTAACAACACACTGAGTAACACACTGAGCAACACACTGAACACCTTTGTAATTATCTTTATATTAGATTTTTACAAAGGTAAAAAATAAAAAGCAACACACTGAGCAACACACTGAGCAACACACTGAAACAAGTAAATTTTGTTGTATTTATTTACTTACTATGTAAAAATTTATCTAAACAAATTTGATTATTTAAGATTATTTGCTATATTTTTGTTGAAAACTCTATAAATGAAGCAGATAATCGAAACAATCAAGAGAATAGAAAAGGCGCGCACGGCACTCCGTCAAGCCATAGTAGATAATGAGATTGCTACTTCTCCTAAATTAAAGGACTTAAATCTCATTCCGAAGATTTACAAGGTATTTGAGGAATTAAAGGGCAAAGAAATAAAGGTAAACGACCGCAAAGAGTTTATCTTCGTTGTCATCTACCTTTACTCTCCTAATAAATTCTTTGGTGGCAAGATGCCACAAGGACTTAGACGTGCCATCACCAAAGCTACCAAAGTAACGTGTGCAAGCGTTATTTCAGCAACATGCACAGAGTTAATGGTACTTTATACCACTTATTCAGATTTTCGCCAAAATGTTGACGAGCTTATGAATAAGATTTTACTTTCTATGGACTTCTAATACTTTACCGATATAGTAGGCAATCACCCAGAATGCGTATTTATAGTTGGTAGACCTGCCGATTTTCTAAAGTGGTCAAATTCGACTACTTTAAACTTAGGGTTATAAAGGCTCTCCCATGTCCAAAAAGAAAATCATCTCACTTTTATTCTTTAGTATGTCCTTTTTCGTCAAATTCAAAGGAAATTTCCAACTGACCGACCTGTCTTTCTTTCATTTTCTTGAAATTAGACCAGAACTGCTTCATATTATCTGACACCTGAAAAAGAGTTACCGCCTTATTTATTTGCTTCTCCAAGTTCGGTTCGCCAATATCTTCTGACAAATATTGGTGATAGCGTTCCGTCCTGTTACCAGATGCATTCTTTGGTGTTTTGTTTTTCAATTCTTCTAATACACCTTTAGGGAGTTCTTCGTAAATTATTGTATTTGTCCATTTCCCTATAACACCAGGGCGTTTTTTTATACCATTGACCGTATAATTCCATCCGTTAAGACGAAACAATTCTTTGTAGAAAACATCAGGAAACCTCTTTTGCCACGGCAATAATTCTTCTGAAATATACGCTTTGAGTATTTTTTGTAACTCATCATGCTCACGATCGTATTGATAGCCAGTTGCTTCATCTACAAGTGCAGTAATACCAACTCTTGCAAGGGAACGCATGAGTACCTCTGCTTTCTGCGCTGTATCGATTTGAGTGGGAAGCAAAACTCCATCCTCTCTTGCTCTTAGATACACATCGCAAACAGCAGGTAATATCATGCAATCAAAGCCTTGTTGAGCAGAACCTTTTATATCCAAATATTCTACCTTCTTGATCACACCCTTAACATATTCATTTACATAAGGTTGTAAGTTTTTTGCATCCATAAAAGTGGGTATTCCGATCACACGAGAATTTCCTCTTGCTGGACGATCTAAAGCCTTGAATACGGCAGCTTGTTTAATTATACGTTGCCCATTTTCAAGTACAGCAACATCTAAGAGGGCATTTCCTAAGTTTAATGTACCTTCATATTTGGCTTGTAATTTATTCTCCATAACCTATTATTTATTTTCTTTAATCTCCTGCACTATTTTTTCAAGTTCCTCAATCGATGTGACCTTCTTTAGTTCCCCTTTATAGTCAATGATAGCGGAAAACTCATACTTTTGTGGCTCTGTAAAAAGTTGCCAAAGAGGCACGTTAATTTTCTCCGCAATCTCATTGAGAGTATCAAGAGAGGGCATTGTCTTATTATTAATAAGGTTGCTAATAGTGTTTTTTGACAACCCTACCATTGATGCAAGCGCAATAGAGGTGATACCTCTTTCTTGCATAATTTCTTTTAATCTTATTTGCATACAAATATTACATTATTATTATACAAGTGCAAAAATAGTAATATTTTGATAAGTAAGCAACAAAAGCACAATATTACATTATTAAATTGTGTTAAATACCAAAATTACTTGTACTTTTATTTGGCAATATCACAATATTGCATTACCTTTGCATTGTGATTAAGAAACAAAGTATAAAACTATTAAACTATAAGATTATGAAGTCTACATCATTTTTCATTCGCAATGCAAACATTACAGACTGCGAGATAGCAGCTCAAGAAGCAATTATATTCTTTAGCAAGAAAAGACATAAGGCTTGTGCAAGTAGATTAGCTATAAGGTCTTTCATTATGGATTTCTTCAATGGCTTCAGAATTAAATGGACTGGTGCTATCGTGAACAAAGCAACTTCTATCGCAATGGCAGGCATCTGCTAAACAAAAAAGTAAAACTATTAAACTATAAAGGTTATGAAACTGATAACAAAGCAATTAGAGAAAGAGTTAGCAAAGTACCCTTTGTATTCACAAGATGGCAAGGTCAAAGATGCCGTAGTAGTATGCAAGTTCTTCTTGCAGGGTTACACGTGGTATGTACTCGAAGCTGAGAAGGCAGATAATGGTTATGAGTTCTTCGGTATCATCGTAGGTCAACATACTGAATATGGATATTTTACGCTTTCTCAGTTAGAAAGCGTAACAGGTCAATGGGGTCTGAGAGTTGAGAGAGATAGAGGATTTAAGCCAACAAAGGTAAAAGACTTAAACCTACCCTTAGAGTATTAAACAACAATCCATCCATTGTAGGTTATACAGGGCGGATTTTTCTAAATATAATAATGTTAAATCGTATCTTTGTGATACATTAAAAAAGAGAAAAGTCGTATGAAAGTATTAAATCTTATCATCAAACAAAAGTTTTTCGATGCTATCCTTGCAGGCCGCAAGGTGCAAGAATTTCGTGAGGTTCGTCCTACTACTATCAAGAAGCTATTGCAGCTTGATGAAGAAGGGTTTGAAATCGAAGATGCAGACGGCAATGCGCAGCCTATCAAGTATGATGCTATTCAATTCTATGTTGGTTACAACAAAGACAGAGATAATGCTTTGGTAGAAGTGTTAGGTGCTCATTGCGAGATATTCGTAGATGAGAATAAAGAGCCTATAACTTACGAGCATGGCAGGGACAAAGACGGCAACCCGCTTGTATGGGTCGCTGAGCAAGTAGTGTTTGACTTGGGTAAGGTACTTTCACACAACATAAGGGACAAGTCGAAGAAAGTCTAATAATCAAAATGAAAGATTATGGCAAGAAGAAATGCACAAACACTGAAAGGTCGTATCGCAGGTGCAACAGGTTCTTATCTGGGCAATAGTGGACGTCATCAGTTGGTAGCTGGTAATAAATTGGGCAGTCATAAGACTGTATATAGGCAGCTCCGTAAGGGCTTTGGAATGAGCGCAGGATAATGAACAAGTTACAAGAGGCACATAACGTAATATGCAGGGTGGCTGAGAAACAGTCATCTTGCATTGTTATGTGCTCACTTGGCAAGGATTCGCTCGTTACTTTGGATTTAGTTTATCCACGCTTTGAAAGAGTTGTATGTGTGTTTATGTACTTTGTCAAGGACTTAGATCACATCAATGGTTGGATAAGGTGGGTGAATAAGAAATATCCAAAGGTAGAGTTTATTCAAGTTCCTCATTGGAATTTAACTTATATTCTTCGTGGTGGTTTGTATTGCGTGCCTAATCCTAAAGTTAAGCTGCTAAAACTCGCTGATGTGATTAAGGCAGTGAGAATGAAGACAGGTGTTTATTACACGTTCTTGGGCATGAAGAAAGCGGACGGCATGAACCGAAACCTTATGCTCAAAGGCTATGAAGCTAACGAGTATGAAAATAACGGCTTAGTCTATCCGCTTGCATCATGGACGCAGAAAGACGTTAAATCCTATATGCGCATGAAGCGTTTGCCACAACCAGTTTTATACGGCAACAAGGCAAGTAACGGAATTGGCTTTAACATAGATTGTTTCACATGGCTTAATGAACACTATCCACAAGACTTGCAGAAGATATACAAGGTGTTTCCAATGAGTGAGAGAATTTTATTTGAACAGAATTATAAACAGGATAACAAAGAATAATTATGGCAAGAAAGTCATTGAATGATTTGGCTACACAACTGATGAGGATACAGCGTTTAGGCAGTATCGCACGAGTAAACAAAGCGAATGCCGTATTTAAGCGCTATGCACAAAATATAAAAAAGAGTGGGAAAACAAATATTGTTGTTAACGGAGAAATTCATTATCAACCATTTAAAAAAGTTTCTCGTTCCACCTATATGAGTACAAAATCAAAAGGTGTAGTAGTAGGATAATAAGTAAAAAATTAGAATTATGGCAAGAAAAACTCTTAGACAAATTTACGCACAGGCTGAAAGATTGAGCGAGGCGAATTGGCGGAGAAAGAATACTTGGGAAACAAGTGCATTGAGCCGAAAAGCTAAGCAGTCAAGAGACAGGCTTATTGCAAGGGCGGAAAGTCGTGCAGTTCAGCAGCACGGATATGGCGCAGTAGCAGGATAACAAATTAAAGAGACAAGTCAGATGGATAACAAATACTTCACATCAGAGAGCGTGGAACTCCTACGCTCTCAAATAAAACTTCACGGGCAGAACCCTCGTACAATTCCCGAAGAGAACCGCAAGGCTCTCAAACGTGGTATAAAGAAGTTCGGCATGGTCGGAGGTATCGTGGTGAACAAGCGGACAGGATATACTCTTGTAAGTGGACACCAGCGACTTTCGGTCATGGACGAACTCCAAAAGTACAACCCCGATACAAAGGATAATGACTATCCTATCCGAGTAGACTTGATAGACGTTGAGGAGAAAGAAGAGAAAGAACTTCTTATCTTGCTCAACAACCCGTCAGCACAAGGAGAGTGGGATTACGATACACTCCGTGAGCTTATTCCCGATATTGACTACAAGGATGCAGGACTAACCGAGCAAGACCTCGATATTATCGGTGTGGACTTTCACTTTCAAACAGAAGAAGAAAACACCATCGCTGATAAACTCGAAACACTCATGGAACCAGTCAGAGAGGAAAGACAAGCAGAAGTAGCACAAAAGCAAGCCGAGAGAGCGGAAAAGGTTGCTCACATGAAGCAAGTAAAAGAAGAAGTGAAACAAGTCGCTACAAAGGCAGCCGCAGACATGGACGCTTACCTTATGCTATCATTCGATAATTGGGATGCAAAAGTAGAGTTTTGCGAGAAGTTCGGCTTTAACCCCGATGAGAAGTTTCTCAAAGGTGAAGTATTCTCAGAAAAGATAGAAACCCTTTTAACTGAATAATGGGTGAAGGTATATTGATATATGGTTTAAACGGTAGCAAACGGAGATACACAAGAGACCTACAAGGATTTGCAGATAAAGTCCTTGCAAGCGGAAGAGTAAGGAAGTCTGTGTATATTTTCGGTAGGACAAACAAAGCATATCTAAGGGACTTGTCTCGGAAGGGTATTGTAGTAAAGTCCGAACTTGCTGCTATCACCGATAAAACCATATTGAAATATCGTAATCACCCAAAGAAACAGAAAGGGGCAACGGTAAATACACATAGATTTAGAATGGTTGAATCAGCGGTAAAGAAACCGAAAAATGTCTATATAGACAGAAACAGAAGCCGCCTAATCTATGTATCAAGCGTGAAATATTCTAAAGGCAAAGTATTGAAAGTTGTAATAGAACCTAATCAGAAGATAGGTAAACGATATTACAATCAAGTAGTTTCTATTGGAGTAGTAGATAAAAACAAAATGAACGCATCACAATATACAAAAATAAAATAGGGGCAATTAAGCCCCTAAGTAGATTGGCGAAGGAGTTGAACCTTGCAATATGCAGCCTTTCGGGTGCCTCGCTACCGATGCGACCATCAATCTATATTGCAAAGGTAAAGAGAATATTCGATAAAAGCAAATTATAATCGTTAAAAGATATGGCAAAACCAAAACACGACTACGATAGTGAAGATTTCTACAAGCGCATAGAAGGTCTTGCAATGAACGGATACACGGATGAGGAGATAGCAAACGAGCTTAATCTATGCAGAGAGGTATTTACTTGCATGAAAAACGGCAACTATGAGAATTGGACGGATGAAGAAAACAAAAGGCGTGGAGAGCGTATAACTAACGTCTTAGCACATGGACGGACAAGAATTGTAGCTTTGCTTCGTGGTACATACATCAAAGGTGCGATTGGTGGAAAGAAGACCAAATCAAGGATCGTGAAGTTCGTTCAGGACAAGTGCGAATGTATGGGGGCAGACAAGAAATGCCCTCATTGCGGTGGCACTGGATGGGTGACGCTGACAGATAAAGCAGTGGTGCAAGAGTCCGAAATTGAGTTGCCCCCTAATATGCAGGCTATTGCTACCCTACTCTATCACCATGACCCGACATGGCGCAAAATGGAGAACAAGCAGACCGATGAAGATGCGCTCTACTCCGAGAATGGTATCGACATTGACAAATGGATGACCGATAACACAAATGAATAGAATAAATCCTCAGCAGATATATGCTCCGTTGTACCATAACAAGGATAAGTTCATCATTCTTGTTACTGGTGGTAGAGGAAGTGGAAAGTCTTTCAATGTTTCCACTTTCATTGAGCGTCTGTTGTTTGAGGTAAAACATCCTACTCCTGCAAAGCGAATAGTCCACCAGATACTATATACTCGTTACACAATGGTGTCTGCTGGAATGTCTGTTATCCCTGAGTTCATGGAGAAAGTGGAGCTTGATGGAAACTCGAAATGGTACACCCACACCAAGACGGATGTAAAGAACCTCCGCAGTGGTGGTGCAGTGATGTTTAGGGGTATCAAGACAAGCTCGGGAAACCAAACCGCAAAGCTGAAATCTATCCACGGCGTTACGACCTTTGTAGTTGACGAGGCAGAGGAGTGGGTATCAGAGAGAGAGTTTGAAACAATTATGCTCTCTATCCGTCAGAAAGGAATACAGAATCGAATTATTATTGTTATGAACCCTACGGACAATAACCATTGGGTTTATAAGCGGTTTATAGAGAATACCCATAAGGAGGTGATGTATGATGGTGTGCCTGTTCAGATTAGTACACATCCAAATGTACTACATATCCATACTACTTACTTAGACAACGCTGAGAACCTTTCCCATGAGTTCATTAAGGAGGTTGAGGACATGAAAGCTAACAACCCCGAGAAGTATGCGCACACCGTCATGGGTAGATGGGCAGATGTTGCAGAAGGTGCAGTGTTTAAGAAAATCGGAGTTGTTAAGGAGTTCCCTAAATGGTGTAAAAAGGTTGCTATTGGTGATGACTTTGGTTTTACCCATGACCCAAGCGCAGGAATATTATGCGGTATCATTGATAATGACTTGTATCTTGATGAAATCTTCTATCGTACGGGAATGTTATCATCTGACATTACAAAGGAACTCAAACGCTTTGGCAACTTAAAGGTATTCTCCGAGAGTGCCGACCCTCGCCTGATACAAGAGATACATAACGCAGGTATAAAGATTTACCCCGTAGATAAGAGTGGCAACTCTATCATAGCAGGAATAGACAAGATGCTATCCTTTGACCATATCTTTGTTACAGAGCGGTCATATAACCTCCGTACAGAGTTCAGAAAGTATGTATGGGACACGGATAAGGACGGCAACTATATCAACCAACCAATAGACAAATATAACCACGGAATAGATGCTGTCCGCTATTATGTCCTTGGGCAACTATTAGGAAAGATTTTGAAACCAAAGGGCGATATGGCAGCAGCCTTTGCCCTATAAATAGGATAACAATATGATAAAGACATTAGATGACATCCTTGCACTTGAGGATATTGATAAGAAGATTAGCTATCTCAAGAAAGGCAGGCGCAATCCTCTCCCCGACACATCAGCAAATCTTGCTGATTGGGACATGAAGAAACACGACATCATGAACCCCAACCTTTACAAGAAGATTAAAGTCCTTGTAAAGATGGCAGAGGATAAGTTTGACCCCGAGAGCGGAAAAACAATGCACATACCTGCACAATATGAGATGAAAGAGCCTAACCGCATTGCAATTCCTATTGAGCAGGATATAGTAAACATCCATACCGCCTTTTGTGTAGGTACGGAACCCACGCTTGACTGTACCCCAGAAGACGATGGAGAGAAGAACGTGTTTGAAACTGTCAAGCAGGTATTCAAGAAGAATAAACTGAAATTCCAAAACCGCAAGTTAGTCCGTTCGTGGCTATCAGAGCAGGAAGTGGCGGAGTATTGGTACGTAGTCAAAGATGATGGCTTTTGGGCGCATCTAAAGCGCAGAATTGCATCCCTCTTTGGAAATAAAGTACCAGAATATCAGTTAAGGTCACAAATATGGTCGCCTTTCCGTGGTGATACATTATATCCTTTCTTTGACGATAATGGCAACATGATAGCTTTCTCCCGTGAATACAAGAAGAAAGACTTAGACGGCAACGAACACACCGTATTCATGACTATTACCGCAGATAAGGTGTATCAGTGGGAACTTGATAAGACATGGTCGGAGAATGTAGAACGTACATTTGCACATCAGTTTAAGAAGCTCCCTGTCATGTACGCTTTTCGCCCCGAGCCGTTATGCGCAAAGGTTAAGCAGTTACGTGTCCGATTAGAGAAGTGTTTGAGTGGTTATGCTGATTGTATTGATAATCATTTCTTTCCTCTCCTTATGCTATTTGGTGAGCTGCAACCCGACAATTTAAGCGGTGATGCTCGTAACAGAATGATGCAGCTGACTGGAGATGGCGCAAATGCACAATATCTCACATGGAATCAATCCTCCGACCCTATCAAGGTAGAGATAGAAACATATCTCAATCAGATGTACGGACAGACGAACACTCCTCGTATATCATTCGACCAACTCAAAGGCACTGGTAATATTCTTAGTGGTACGTCTTTCCGATATGTCTTTATGGCTGCTCACATGGCAGTACAGAATCACGCAGAGGAATTGGGAGAGTTTTTCCAAAGACGTGTTAACTTCCTTACGTCTGCTGTTGGCACGCTGAACACATCACTTGAAGCTGCAAGTAAGACTGTAAACATCGAAACGGAGATTGTTCCTTTCATGATTGATAGCGAAAGAGATAAGGTTGACACGGCAGCAGCTGCCGTCAGTGGTGGCGTGTGGTCAACAGAACATGGCGTTGCCTATTGTTCCAACTATGGCGAGTTGCAAGACGAATTGCAACAAATCAAAGAAGATAAAAAGGAAACTCAGCCAACAACACAAACAAAAGAATAGCTTCATTATATAACTGTTTATGCATTATTTCAGCCGTCTGTACGTGAGTATAGGCGGCTTTTTATTACAACCGTCTTATTGTCATTTCTCAGCCACTGAAAAATACAAATCCCCTTTTTATAATGTGTAAATTTGAAAAGATTTATTCAAGTTAACACTTTATAAAGTATGAACATTTACGAACAAATTTTGGCAGGACTCAGAACCAAATTCCAAGGGGCTGATGATGCCACCCTTCAGCGTATCGCAAGTAAGAAAGCTGAAGGAGTAACGGACGAGAGCAAGGTAAACTCTATCGTTGAGGGTATCTCCTTTCAAGACGTACTAACAAGCTATGGCGACTATCGGGCTGATGGTGCGCAGAAAACCGCAGTTTCGAACTACGAGAAGAAACACAACATCAAGGACGGAAAGCCAATCGAGGAACCAAAGCCACAAGACCCACCGCCAACACCAACTCCACAGACAACGGAACAAGTGCCAGCATGGGCGCAAAGTCTTATTGATTCTAATAAGACATTGAGCGAGAAGTTAGCTGCAATGGACGCAAAGACAAAGGCGGACGAACGCAACCAACAGATTGCAGCAGTGGCAAAGTCATTCGGTATCCCTGAATATGTCTATAAAGGAAAGCAAATCGCTGATGATGTAGACCTTAATCAGTACTTCACCGATGTAAAGCAGGAGATGCAGAATGGTGGATTCCAGTTCGCAAAGTCTCCCGAAGAGGGAAACCACGAACACAAAAGCGAGATTAGTTCCATTGCTGAACAAATCAACAAGGGAACACAAGAGATTGTAGAACAAAACAAAAAGTAATTTATGGCAGGATTTAAGTACAATTTGCCACCAAAGGAAGATCATGAAGAGCGTTACGATGTCTCTACTGGTCTTCGTCGCCGGGGCAATTACGTCCTTGATGTCGCAGGATTGACGGTAGGCAGCTATGTGCCTTCATTCACTCCTATTGCAGCCGACCTCAAGGCAAAGACCGCAAAGATTGTGGTTAATGTTCTCGTAAAGGAGAATGTCGGTGCAACTGACACCAAGGTGAAGATTGCTAAGGGTTCATACGTGGTTATGGGAACTATCCTCGGCAACGGCACTAAGGGCGCAACAGTTAACGCCATTGACAAGTCAAAGGCAGAGTACGACGAGCTCACTCTCTCTGCTGCTATCGGTGCATTGAAGACTGGTGATGTGTTGTTTGAGGCTAAGGCAGCAGACGGCACAACCCCTAAGAATGTTGCAAACTCTGCACTTTATGAAAGTCATAAGGTTGCAGACGGCATTAACTCCGTTGCACTCTTGCAGAGAGCATTTGAGATTGAACCAGAGAAGTTGGTCACTCCTTTCTCACAGAAGGACAAGGCTAACCTCCCTCACTTCCAGTTTAACGAGTAAAAGAAAGGACATATTATGGCATTGACTATTCAATCATTATTTAACGAGCCTGCTATTGTAGGTGCAGTTATTAATCGTGTCCTTCAAACAAGAACGGACGCTATCTATTGGCAGGAGTTCCTCGACTGGCGTAAGACCACTACACGAGTATTCAAGGACTATATCGGTTCTGTTCGTGGCGTGATGGCAGGTTCTATCAACTCTCAATTTGGTGAAAAGCCAATCCGTGAGCGTAAGAACATGGGCAGCGGAGTTGGTGAGATTGCTTATCTTGGCGATCGCTATCAAATGAGCGTAGACCGCCTATCAGAGTTGCAGGATTTGCTTGATAAGTACAATGAGGCGAACGCTACAGGGCAGGTTTCAGCACTCAACGATATCATCAGTTTCATTTACGATGACTATCGTCAGGTAATGCTTGCTGCTCATAAGCGCATGGATTTGGTTGTTGGCGACCTCCTTATGACGGGTAAGGCTTCCGTTCGCAACAAGGACAAGGCAGTATCAGAGCAGAACGCTACAGAGTTCCTCAACATTGAGCTTCCTATGAATGCTATCGAGTTGCAGGATAGTGACG